AGCCTTGCCATTGTGAGTACTTTTGACGGACTTCAAGTATTGAAGGGAAGTGGTCGAGAGGTATCTCATCAGTGAAATTATCTAATATTTTGAAATAACCAGGAAGGTGTTTCGAAATAGTGTCAATCGTGTGTAAATCGATAGGGGCAGCGTACGGGAGGAACGTGTAATAGATGTCTTGACAGAATTCGTGAAATTCTTCATCCATAGCAGCGGCAGCGTAGGCGATTCCAATAGCTCGAGCAGACATATACTTATCTTTTGGGCCGTGTTCAGGGTAGCATAGTTGTGCAACTAGCTTACCGAGCGGTCGGATAGGCATGCCAAAGTTACATTTGTAACTAAGGGTCTCGATTCGAGATCGGAGGAAAGTTATCACCGACTTGGTTTTGGATAAAACCATGTTGTAGCGCTTTAGTGCATAGGACTCAAAGAATTCGATGAATTCGTGGAGTCGGACGATTTCCCAGTGCGTGAAACCTGAGTTGTCATCGCCCATGATAAAGAAGGTAATTTGTTTGATTTCTTCGGCAGTAATGCCAAATTCAAATAAACCATCAATAATGAGGAAGAGGTTTGCAAAGGAGTCAAGGTATTGGGTGTTTAGTAGTCCAGAAGGTACACCAGCGTAAGAACGTAGATATGCGAATCCGTCAGCAGTGACGAAAACCATGTTGTTATACCATTGGTGAATGAAAGTTAGTAAATTATGCATTCGGTGGTAAAGATCGTGTTCAGATAGGTCGGGATAGACAGGGTACTCGTAAGTTGGTTGATATCCATGGTTGATAACGATAAGTCGACGGAGGAAGTCGAGCCAGTAGATGTCAGTTATGACACGGGGTAGGCGTTGGTCAAAAGCAGACCAATCAATCGTGAAGAAGGAATTGAAGCCTTTAGCTATATGGTCGAGGCGGTGGTTAGAACCGCGAATTGTTTCGTAGCCATACATAAGGACGGATTTCATTCCATTAATTGGATAACGGGCCATCACATGGAGAGGAAACGTGAGCATGAGTTCGCATAAGATGAAGAAGTCATCAACAGCGTAAACAGGTCGTTGTTTAAGGTTTCCATCTCGGTCAGAAATGTGATTTCGAGTAAATAACATAGTCACATGTTTCAGGAAGAAAGAGCGTAGATGTCGAATGTTTTCATGTGCGTCGGAAGACGGGACGAAAGGCATTGCGTACTCTTTGATGCGGTGCATCCATATACGAGAGAACTCGTAAACAGTGTTGAAAAAGTAGCCTTTAGACGTGGGTCGGAGGCGGTAGTTTTCATTGCGTGCATAGAAAGCATGGGTTCTAAAGAAGGAGGAAAAGCGTTGAAAGTAACCAGTTCCAGTGTGGAGTGGTGTCTTGCAGAAGCGAGTGTCAACGAAGTGAACGGGTAGGAAAGGTAGTGCATTCATAAAGTAAATGACTAAAGTAAGGACGTTCTCTTTTCGGATTGGATCGATCGGAGCGGAAGGAACTTGTTCGCGATTGTAATCAGTGAATGTTGCATCTGTTGTGCCAAGGGGGCGACAGTATTTTTCGACGTAGGGTCGGTAGTGATGCCATTTGTGATCGATAAGATAGCGGACGAGTGGGTGCAGGTCAAAACCAGATTCGGGGATTTCTTCTGTTGTGTGAACAATTTGTCCAGTGTGGTACTTGTACGGGAGAACTGTAATTCCAGGAGCGGGGTATCGTTCAGGAGGAAGTTCATTGTCAGTGAGAGGTCGGTAGAACTCAAAAGGTTCATTGCGATCTTCATTCATTTTGTCGTAGCGAGCATGAGTTTGAGCAAAGTTGTGTTCGAATTCTTCAGTGCGGTGTTTTTCAGCTTGATAGTTGCGAGCAGAGTCGTAGTATCGGCGGAGATCAGCGTCATTTTGGAATTTGTCAGAGTATCCAGTGGTTTCGTGCGAGGACTCGAATGTTTGCCATTCTTTCTTGATGCGAAGGCGTGCTTCGTGTAGGTAGTCTCGAAGGATGTGTAGAACCATTGTATGTTGTTAGTAGTGTAGAATTTTGATTCATATAAAATGATAAGAAGTAGACGG